TAGTAAATTCTTTTTAGCGATTACAAGTTTGTTTGTGTTATTCTTCTTTTGGATGTTATTTGCAAAAGTAGATATCACAACACAGGCAATTGGTATTGTTGTTCCAGAGAAAAATATTACAAAATTAGGCACAATGGTAACAGGAGAGATTGTTGCTGTAAATTACAAACAAGGAGACATAGTAAAGAAAGGTGACACTATCATAACAATTAATCCAGGAGTGGGTTACGAACCTCGACACATAGTTGCAAATATTGATGGAAGAATACAGGAGTTGACTTATAAGAATCCAGGTTCGGTTGTCAAGCAAGGTGACGGACTTGCAATACTTGTTCCCTTAGATCAGAAATTAATAGTACAAGGAAGGCTGTTGGTTAAAGACAGAGGTTATGTTGCTGTTGGAATGGAAGCCAAAATAAGATTGGCCAATCAAGATCAATTAAAATTTGATTCAATCAATGCAAAAATAATTTCTATATCTCCCGATGCTAATCAATCGTCTAATGCGGCCTGGTACGACATAGAACTTGAAATAGATAAAGAGGTATTTGAAAGTGGAGATATAACTTATACTCTTGTTCCGGGCATTCATGTGTTAGTTTTTATATTAACAGGTGAAAGAACAGTACTGAGCTACATTACAACACCTTTCCACAATGGAATAGGACAGGCACTGCAGGAGAGATAATGCTGACGTTTTTTTTGATTGGAATTTTTATAGGACTTATTATAAGATGTATGGCTACTCCTCATAAATCTGAATTAGAACGTTTTGAAGATCCATGGAACTGGACATCATTTGGAGGTGGCGGATGAACGAAACAAAAAAACTTACAATAAAACAAAGGTGGCGTAAGGCCTGCACAGCAGACAACATAGTAGATTTAAGTGTTGATGTATTTTTAATTGTATTTGATGTATTAAGTTCACCCATTCTAATAGTCATGAGGGTGATTCGTTGGCTTTTAAATAAATTTGTAAACCAACACGTAAAAGGGTTTATCAAAAAAATAGTGCATTGGTTCATGGACCATCGAAAGATCAGATTAGCACGAGGACAAAATATTTTTAGATACTATTGGTACCTGTGGTTATTAAGTCCTGTTATCTTGTTAGGTTTAATGCTATTCTTTGGTGTGTCTATTGGCATACTTGAAGGACTAAAAGAACTAAGATGAAAATTTTAACTAGCAGTGTAATGGTTGTGATACTTGCAACCTTGTTGTTTGCAGGCAGATTGTTTGACGTTAGTCCTGTGGAAACATTAAGACTAAAAACTTTTGATTACTATCAAAAAATATCTCCAAGAGATGTCACTACAAACTCTGTTGTTATAGTAGAAATCACGGAACAGGATCTAAAAAAATATGGACAATGGCCATGGCCAAGAAATTTAATTGCTAATTTACACAACAGAATATATCAATACGGTGCCAAAGTTATTCAATACAATATAATTTTTGCTGAAAGAGACAGATCGGGCAAGGATGAAAACTTTGCACAAAAACTGGCTGGTACCAATACTATCATGATGTACAGTGTCAAAGACTCTGCCACAGACGGACAAGTGGCCAAAGTTCCTGTTGTAAAACAAGGTGAGCCGGATAAATTTTTATACAGTTTTAAAGGTGTTGTAACAAACATACCCGAACTGTTAAGGTTTGCCAATGGGGCCGGTGTAAACATAATGATTCCTAATATAGATGGAACCATAAGACAGATTCCTTTGTTTGTGAACACTGACATAGGCACAATACCAAATCAAATTTTAGACACAATAAGAGTGTACAATCAAAATACCAAATACAAAATTGTTGCAGATAAAAATGGCATCAAAGAAATACACACTAGTAAAAATAAAAAAATCAAAACAAATGCTAATGCAATGTTCAATATAAATTTTGCAGACACGAATACTATAAACAAATACAGTGTAACTGATATTATAAAAAATAAAATTGATCTACAAAACAAAATTGTTGTTGTTGGATTGAACGCCGCAGGATTAAGTTATCTCAAAGACACACCTTTAGGAGTCATGACCGACACACAAATTAGTGCTCAGGCCATAGAAACAGATCTCACAGACACACAACTGATCAGAAATGGTAATACCAATTTGATAGAAATAGTAGCAGTTTTTGTCTTTGGATTTTTGCTGATATACATTATACCCAAGTTGGGTATTACCACCACTGTGCTGACTTATATGACGCTTGTAGCCACCATTATAACGTGTAGTTTGATAGCATACAACACATCTTACATAATGCTAGATGCATCATTTCCAGTGCTGTTTGTTACCATTGTTTGGGGGCATTTGGTATTCAATAGTTTTGCCAAACAGTTTAGATTAAGGCAACAGATCAAGAAACAGTTTGAACATTATCTAGATCCAAGGATGGTCAAACGCTTACAGAAAGATCCCAGCCTATTAAAGTTGGGCGGAGAAACAAGAACAATGACATTTATGTTTTCAGACATACGTGGCTTTACTCCAATCAGCGAAAAATACAAAGGCAACCCACAAGGACTTACAAAACTGATTAATAGGTTTTTGACCCGAATGACTAATATCATAATCAAAAACGGAGGCACAGTGGACAAATTTATGGGAGATTGCATAATGGCATTTTGGAATGCACCGTTGAACACACCGGGCCATGAGAAATTGGCTGTTCGAACCGCACTACAAATGCAAAAAGAATTAAAAAAATTAAACAGAGAATTAAAAAAAGAGAAACTTCCGCAAATAAACATTGGCATAGGAATCAACACAGGACAAGCACTTGTGGGCAACATGGGCAGTGATCAACGTTTCGATTATTCTGTAATAGGCGATGATGTAAATCTAGCATCAAGACTTGAAAGCAGTTCCAAAGAACTAGGCCATACTTTAGTTATAGGTGAAAAAACTAAGAAAAAATGCAAAGGATTCAAGTTTAAATCACTGGGCACAATAAATGTTAAAGGAAAAACAGAACATATTAAAGTGTTCACAATTAAGAGTTAAATACACATATAATGACACAGTTTTTTAAATTAGTTGCAGAACTTGGATTACCAATAGCGGCCACAGTTGGTATGGGTGTGTTCATACTGTTCATTATAAAATATATATTAAATGGCATTGTAAATTCAATTAAGTTCATAGAAACTGTAATTGGACAACTAGATAATAGAGTAAAAACAATGAACAATGATATAATAAAAATAGATCAACAGGTATCTGAACAACTGGGCATACCAATAGACACAGACAGAATTGCTAGAGCCGACGGCAAAACTGATGCGAGGAAAGACTAATGGACATTGCAACAAAGACTATGACCGTTACAAGCATTATACAGGACTACGGTTTTCCAACTGTTGCTGTTTTCTTTCTTGCTTACTTCATTTACTTCCTTTGGAAGTTTATCACAACAGAGATAACACCAAAGTTGAGTAGTACATCAGCAACACTGATTAAATTGATAGACAGAATCCGTATGTTGGACAATGATCTAATTAGACTAGAAACAAAAGTTAGAACTTTTAGTAAAAAAAATAAAAAATAGTCACTTAATTCTTAGAAAACCTAATGTAAATATTTCTGATGAATTATTTTTTAGTGATCATAATGTGCATAGGAATGGACTGCAAAACAGCATGGAATCCTGAACCATTTAAAACAAAATTTGAATGTGAACTCAGTAGCAAAGAAGTGGTAAGAGATCTAGTTACAACATTTCCAGACAGTGACGGAGAGTCTTACTGTCTTACTAAACCTGAGTTTGAAGCATGGAAAAATGCTGTTGACAGTGGTATTGTTCCACAACTTCAAAATAATCACCCATCAAACCGTATAGAACAATCTATCTAGTATTTGACAAAATCTACATCTGTGTTATAATTGTATTATGAAGTCAAAGCACACCAGAACTCTTGCAAAAACTATCAGTTGGCGTATTTTAGCAACCAGCGATACATTTTTAATTGCATGGATTATTACAGGAAGATTTGACCTTGCTGGTGCTATTGCAGGTATTGAAGTTTTGACAAAAATGATTCTATATTATTTTCATGAAAGAGCATGGAATAAAATTAGTTGGGGCAAGAAACAAATTGAATTACCTACACAAATATTTCCATATGATGACTGGAAAATTACTAGGTTACAAAATTATCTTAACAAAAAAGGACATAGTAGGTTAGCGGGGTTATTGAAATGACAAAATGTTGGGAATTTAATTTACAATTGAAAGACAAAAAAATAAAAACCTTTGTGTATAGCGACACTGGAAACGATATTGAATCTAGATTTGAACCACACACAGTATCAAACATAAAAGAGATTGCTGATCCATTAGCAGAAAACAAGGAAACTAAATGATTCATGCAATGATAGATTTAGAAACATTAAGCACAACACCTGACGCTGTAATTTTGACTGTAGGTGGAGTAAAATTTGATCCAACAACACAGATGCAACCTTACAATGATTTGTATTTTAGACTCGATGTGGATTCACAAACTGCAATGGGTAGAAACGTACAACAGAACACACTAGATTGGTGGGCTAAACAACCAACCGAAATAGCAGAAGAAGCCTTGGGAGAAAAAGACAGGATTTCAATAGAAGATGCCTGTCAAAAAATAAACAAATTTGGTGTTGGCGTGGATGTATTTTGGTGTCAAGGTCCTTTATTTGATTATGCAATTCTACAAAATCTATACGCACAATTAGGCAAACCTCTTCCATGGAATTATTGGCAAATTAGAGATTCAAGAACACTGTTTAGTTTAGTGCCAAGAGAAACTGAAAAAAGGCAAGGACTTCACAATGCATTAGAAGATTGTAAATTTCAAGCAAAAAAGGTTCAAAAGGTTTACAGACAGGTAGGAATAAAATGACATTTAAAAGACCATTTGAAAAAATAGAAAGATATGAGGATTGCACTTGGTTAGGAAATGACACTCCTTTATACGAAAATAAAATATGTGCTATGTTCAAAGACAAATATCCTGTGGTACAAGGCCATATGCTTTTTGTACCAAAAAAAAATGATCCAGAAACAATTGGTGAAACATACAAACTGGCCTACATTTATGGACAAAAAGGAATCAAAGATGGTACATGGACTGGCTACAACATTGGACAGAACCTAGGCGGGTCAGCAGGACAAAGTATTTTTTGGCCGCACATACACTTAATTCCAAGACTAGACGGCGACAGTGATCCTACCAAACATAATGGTGTTAGATTATCACATCCTAAAGGTGATCATACTAATTACTACTAATGCCTAAAAAGAAAAAAATAAAAAAGCCTCGTTTATATAGAGAAGGCAAAATTTATATTAGTCCGGATGGTGGAGAAACTGTTTACGAACAAAAACGAAATGGTGATCGTGGTCCATTAATTTCTCAGACCGAATTAGCAGAAGAGATAGAACTTGCACAAAATGAAATTGAAATGCACGGAGTTTATGCAATACAACTAAGAAAAAAATATCCTGCTTTAAAAAAAGCCTGGGACAAATATAAATTAGTATGGAGCATGGTACACAATGACTAAATTTGTTTCTGTTATAGGCAACGGTGAAAGTAGACTAGGATTTGATTTGCAACCTTTAAAAAAGTTCTCTACGATTGTTGGCTGTAATGCACAATTTAGAGATTATAATTTTGATTACTTTGTTTGTGCAGATAGGCATATGTGTCAAGAAGCAGTGAACACAGTTGGAAAAAATACAGTAATCTACACAAGGGACAAGTGGCACAAACAATTTGCCATGTGGTCAAATGTAAAACCGTTACCTAATTTGCCTTATGAAGGAACTAAAAGGCAAGATGAAGCATTTCATTGGGGCACTGGTCCTTTTGCTGGTGTGGTTGCTACAACATTCAAACCTAAAGCAGTGTTTATGCTTGGTTTTGATCTGTATCCTTTACCTGAATCAGATAAAAAGAAAGACAACAACATTTATAGAAATACAAAAGGTTATACCTATATTAAAAAACCAGTTGATCCAAGTTATTGGATATATCAATTTGGCAGGCTGTTTGAACACAGTAATTGTAGATGGATCATAGTCAATCGGCCAGATTGGAAAATGCCTGAAGAATGGAGCAAACATAAAAATGTTTTTGCAGAAACTTATGAAGGTATGGCCAAGTTTGTGCAAAAACAGTTGACAAAATCTAAATAACTGTTATAGTTACATATGTTTGAAAATATAAAAGAAAATGACATTATAACTTTGAAGTTAGGAAACGGTGAAGAAGTACTGGCTAAATTTGTTAGGAAAGATAGTGCAAACACATACATTGAAGTGGTCAAAGGATTAGTTTTGATGCAAGGACCACAGGGTGTTGCATTAGGATCATTCTTTTCAACTGCCAATCCAGATAAACCAATTAAAGTAAAGATCGCAAATATAATGTGCGTGAGTGAAATAAATCCTAAGTTGGTAGATCAATATAATAATGTGTTTAGCAAAATTAAAACACAGGCTAAACCTACAATTATTACATGAAGTCAAAACACAAAGAAAGTATAATTTGCTTGGTTGACGCAACTGAATCGATATTGAACGCTATGGAAAAACATGGAATCAACGCAGACACAGTTGCCAGCAAACAAGAATTTAAAATTTTAGTGCATTTGCTTAAGACAATCATAGACAGTGAAGTTGGAATACACAATGAATTATCTGACAAATTAAAAAATTTAACGGACAATTTACATGTTGACAGCAACACTACAAAAACTGTACACTAACAGTAGAGGACTTCAAGACAATCATCCCTCTTTAAATATTCTGCT